GCTGTTGTTTTGTTCTGGGCTGTACTGGTTCTTTGATTGTTCTTCTAGTTCATGGTAGTGGTTTGAGATTGACTGCTGGGTATCAAATAGCACCCCAAGATTTGCCCCGATCTCACTAACAAGTTTGAACTCAAGCTCTTCATAGGACTGCTTGGCTTTGGCAACTTTCTTTTGCGCCACAGGCTTGGGGGCATCGGAGGTGGGCTTGGTTGTGAACAAACCAATGAACCAGTCCCATACACCCTTGATGGCTTTGACGTCACCAATAGCCTGCTCAACAGTCTTCTTAGCCCCTTCGATCTCCATGCGCCCGGCGTGCAACATGTCGCACCCAGTTTTAATGGCTGAGACTGCGGATTGAGCAAGGAGGAGGAGGCTGAACGGGTCCACATCACATTACATGTTGGCTGTGCCAAGCATTGGGATTGAAGTTACGTGCATAGTTACGCTACGCTTTACCTCAAGTTCAGCACCGCAATCGGCGCATTTCTCTGCCTGAAGTTCTTCAGCGGTTAAGTCGTAACCACAAGCCATACAGACTTCGTGGATTTCGTGCATGGGTGCCAATGTGCCATCTGGCAAGGCTTGAGCTTCAATAGTTTGTTTCATATTTATCCTTAGAAGAATGCAAAAGGTCCACCAATTGATGGAGCAGAACCAGAATTCCAGCCTGTATTACCAGCCCCAATAGTACCTGTCGTGTACCAAGTAGATGCCGGGGTTGCGTTCATAGCGTAGTTAGTGCCGCCAGTAGCTGTAATGGTTGCCGCCCCAACCCCCACTTTTCCACCACCAGGTTTGCTAAATGTTATGGTGCCGCCTGAATTATTAAGAAAGGTTGTAGCTTGAGAAACGGACATTGCATATGTTGCAATTGTTGCGCCAGAAGCCGAGAAGTAAACGCTGGGTGCGCCAGAAGAATATGTCTGGGTTGCTGTAATAGATTTAAAGGTTGTTGTAGTCGCTGGTGCAATTAAACGCCATCCGTACGTTGCTCCAACGCCGTATGTAAAAAATGTAACCTTACCAACAGTCGTTAAGCCAGAGTTAATGGTAACCGTAAGAGCAGGATTAACTGTATATACAGTATCTGCAATTTTAGAAAACAAAGAAAACGACGAAGCATAAAAAGACGCGGATCCAAGGCTATAGGATGATCCGTAACGGCCTAAACTAAAACCTCCGTAAGTGGTTCCGTAATTTAAATAATTAAGGTTATCACCAGCAGATGATGATCCGTATTGATCTCCCAAGAAAGAAACGGTTCCTGTCGTGCTATTAACTGGCGTATCCATTGCCCAAAGCGGGGTGGTTATGCTGTTATTAAAACTTACAGACCCAAAGTTATACATGTATATACCTTGGTTTTTAAAGAACAATGTGTAACTTGATGAATTGATGGTGTGCGTATCAGACGAAGAACTATCCGCAATAACCAATCGTTGCTTAGAGTATGCGAGAGAAGTTCCAAAAGACGATGATGTTGTTGGACTTCCAAGTGAAAACGTGCCATCCGCCAAGCTGCAATCAATATTTTTAGAAACCCACATCGCATAACCACCCCAAACAGTGTCAGTAACAACACTGTTGTAGCCATACAGTTCTAACGCTTGACCTGCGGCAATCCCAGAAACAATCAAACTTCCAACACGAATTGCGGCGGTAAATTGAACTGCGCCAGTACCTGAACTTGAGGTAAAGGTTACAGTGTCCTGTGGTAGTGGATAGTTAGCTACCGCTCCAGATCCGCCTGAAGTAGTGGCCCAGCTTGCACTTGTATTCCAAGTTCCAGCGCCTCCAACCCAATAAACTGTTTTTGGAGTTGCCGCTGTTATGTTTGTAAGCGTGCCAACTGCTCCTATGCGAGTACCAGTCCAAGGAGTTGATGCCGATCCAGCCGGAGTAACGCGCCAAAAATCAACATCTGTAAGAGTTGGGTTTACCGCCAAACTCATTGTGCAGGCTGTATTTGAAGCAGCCATGCTATATGGGCGAACAAATGCCCGGTAGTTTGCGGTTGCTCCGCCAGCAATACTAAATGTTCCGCCAGAGCTAGTTAACGTAAACGTATCAGAAATTAACTCTGGAAATGTTGTATCGTATGTTGTGCCGTAGTTTGTGGTTGCTGCATACGCTAAATTTGGATTTGCTACTGGCGTGCTAAGAGAATATGCAAAGTTATTACTCGCACCCCCAGCCACAGTTATGGTTTGGCAAGCAAGATGGCAATTAACCAAAGTACATGCGCCATTCAAAGTCAAAGTACCAGCAGATGATGTATTAATAATCCCATTGAACTGAGATGCGCCTGTTGCGTTAAATGCTGCTGTTACAACATTTGCACCGTTTGTATAGATAATCCCGCTGGTTGCAAGAGTTAATGCTTGGAAAGTTTTAGTTCCTGTAAAAGATAACAAAATTGCGCTTTTTGTAATCGTTGCAGAAGTTGAAACAGTAAAAGTAGTGCCACTGTTGTAATTGGAAAAATTAACTGGATAAATCCCTGAGCCAATATTTGTCACGCTAAGAGTAGCAATTGTTTGTATGCCAGTGACAGTACTAGTAAGGGCGCTTGGGTCTGAACCAAGTAGCGTCAATGCAGAAATTGAATAATCTGTTGTTGCTTGAGTAAGTTGATACGACCGAGATACAAATGGACGCTGCTCGATAATAGACAAACCAGTATGACTAACTGTACCAATAGCACTAATACTAATTGTTGCTTGTGTTAAAGAAGTCCCACTTACAGCACCAAAATTTAATGTTGCACTTGTTAGTGTTACATTATTAGCAGAGTTTATTGTGAAATATGGATTTGAACCTGATGTGTTGTCATTAAGCGTTAGTACAGCACTTGTTAAATTTGGTGTTGTATATGAAGACACGCCAGCCAAACAATTAATTTGTACGGCAGCAAGAGTTGCGCTAGAAGAATTACAAAAATTAAGTGTTGGGTTATAGCTAGCGTTATTGTGTTGGTAATAATAAAATACACCACTACCGCCTCCACCATTAAATGTCACACTGAGTGTTCCTACTCCGCCATTTTCGTGATAAATTTGCCCAGCATTAGTAAACAAGCAAGCGGCATGAATATTAATGTTTCCTGTATAAACTTGAAAATAATAATCTGAAAAAGTTGTGCCTGAACCAGCAAATGTCAAAGTACCTGCTGCTGGAGCTGTTGTGGTAATGCCCCCGCAGGCAGCCGTATAACTACAAGATACTATATATGACGCACCGCTAGATGCGCTATTAAAAATTACAATATCACTGCCTGTTGGGGCACTAGCGCCACTAGCGCCTCCAGAAGTAGCTGACCAATGCGTGGAGCTACTACTATCCCATACTCCCGAACCGCCTACCCAATATCTGGTTGCCATTTATATACCTCAGAATCCAAAGACTTTGGCAAGTAAATCCCACTTTGTCGCTGATGAGTTATAAATGAATCCTAAGTAATCTGCCTTTGATGATCCAGATGTTGCCGCAGGAAGCCCAAGATCTGATGAGCTTCTATAGATTGCATTAAATGCCAACGTCTGTGCATTTGTGCAAGTCACGCGGATAATCAATTTTTGGCCATCCACTGGTGTGCCTGTGGGTGCATTGATAGTTAAAGTGCCTGCCGCAGTTGAGTTGGCTTGTATGACTTCATCTGTTGTATCTATATTTGGTGTGATAGATGTTGCGCTAGCAACTGAAGTAACTCTAGGCGCTAAATAGCCAGTGGCGTTTCCTGTACCGCCGTATGCTATTCCTACGGGAGCTGTCGGAGTTAAAGATGCAGAAGCAAATGCTCCAGCAACAGTCATTGCGCCTGTACTTGGGTTAAATGTCCACTTTGTACTCGCGCCCTTTAAAGCATTGTTGCCAGATACAGCCGAAGAAAATAATGGGTAAAAAGTAGAATTAGTGCTTGTATCGTCTGCAACCGTGGCAGTATCAGCGTATCCAGAGCGTTCTACGTTAAGGTTTGTAACTCGTGTTGTAGACGAAATAGCCATTGGAGCAGTGCCTGTGGCTACTGTATTCGTGTACGTAGCTGAAGAGCTAAGTGAGGTAAATGCCCCACTACCGGGTGTAGTCAATCCAACTGTGCCGTTTAAAGCACCACCAGTAGAGCTTAAACTTGTAAATACTCCAGTAGCAGGAGTTGTTGCCCCAATAGGAGTGCTATTGATTGAGCCACCAGTTATAACGGCTGCGGCAGTAGAAAACGTCAGGAAGTTACCACCACCGTTTACAACGCTTACATTGTTTAATGTGCCACCAGTTGTAATGTTCCAGTTTGCAGCGGTCCCGCTGGTAAATGCCCCAGTAGATGGGGTGATTGAGCCTACTGGAGAATTGTCCAACGTACTATTAGTAATGGCTGAGTTTGTAACTGACGCCAAGTAAGTCAAAGCGTTTGTTACGTTTGTACCATCGCTCCACAACAAAGTCACAGCTCCGTTAGGAACAGTCACGCCAGTGCTACCCACGGCAGAAGTCTTCAGAATAACCGACTGACCACCAGTAGTGCCGTTCTTAACAACATACAATTTTGTGACTGGCAAACCAGTTGATGAACTTACAGACGGAGCCAGCACACTCCTTGTGCCAGTTAATGCACCCGTCAAGTTTAAATACATGCTACGAGACTGGTCAGTAGCCCCGTCAACAGCAGTCAGTGTTGTGTTGCCTACATCGCTAACCGTGATGTTAGATATGCCCGTAATGGCCTGCTCAAGCAATGTACCGAGGTTTGTGTTGGTAATGCTTCCCCACTGCCCAGTCTTTTCACCAGTTGTCATTAACTGCAAGCGCAGCGTGGTTGAGTAGGTAGAGGGCATTTTTTATCCTTAACAATCGACAGTATCGACATCATTCCATGAGCGGAAGCACGCATGGTCAATCACACCAGTGCCCTTTACGCCCGTTACATAGATTGTTGCGCCTCGGCCTGCACTTACAGTACCAACACGACCAGTACCGCGAACACCGGTAACAGTTACGGAACTATCTATCTTTACCGTAACAGTACCTATGCGACCTGTGGCAAACAAACCAGAGGTTGCATAAATTGAGGGGACAGCCGAGATCGGCGCCGATGATATCGGGTTAAAGCCCAGCATGTCCCTATTCCTTTACTAATTAGTAAGAGGTGGTTGCAGATGTAGCCGATTCAGACCACTCTATGTTGATTGCAAAAACAACAACACCTGAAGCTGCGAAGGCAACTAAATTTTGAATAACAATTCCTTCGTTGCTTTGCAATATGAATGGTGTATCACCAGGGAAGGTTTCATACAAAATGGTTTGTTGCAATGGTTGAACACCTGTAGTCAACAATGTTGTACCGTAATAGCTATTTGCCACTGCAAAAGCATTGGCATCTAGCGTACGCGTACCAGTCGTAATGGTTGATGCGTTTGCAATACGCATATCACCTGTTGCAGCAATTTGCGAAGTTTGCGCAGAAGTGCGGTTTTTATTGTTGTTACCAGTTAAAACAATTGGTGTCTGTGCGCTATCAGAGGCCGTAAACGAACGGGCAACATAAGCACCAACAGCAAGTTCGCCAGCAGTACCAAAAGCAGTTGTTTTTACAATCCAGTTAATGGAAATACGTTGGATAATTGCAATCTGTGCAGAGCCAGCAGAGCCAGCCACAAAGCGCATTGAAAATATTGGGCCAACACCGATACCAGTTACGTCACCAGTACGGCCACCGTACGCGTATGTGCCAAGCTGTTCAATAGGACGGATTGCAACGCGACCAGCGGTATACGTTGGGTCAACCGTCATGAGGGTGGAGCCAGAGACTCCGGATTGGATAATAGCCATGTTATGGACTCCTTAAGAAAGTTTTAAAGCGATTTGACGAGGCCCGACAACAGGACCACCATTTACTGTAGAAACGTACACGTTGACGTTAGGCGTGGAGCCAAGTGATGCGGACACCACTAAACCATCCATTTCTAATTCATCTCCAAGCGCGTTAATAGCAGCACCAGCGTTGCCGGGGTACACAATGGGTTGTGATGCACCGTACGCAGTTCCAGTCACCGAACCCGATGCACTCCACAGTGTTGACGAGATAGCAACTGAAAAAGATTGACTATTCACCGGCACCCAGTCACCAGTCTGGATAGTTCCAGCAACGGTTTGAGCGCCTGTAGTCGAACTAGCAAAAGAAACAGTCGTGGTTGTTGACGCTGTTACCGTATAAGTACCGTTGTAACCTGTTGGGGTTACACCTGTGATGATGACTTGCGAACCAACTGGAGGTGCGTAAGAAAGTGCAGTACCCCAAGTAATCGTTGCAGTAGTACCTGTACCAGCAGTAACTGTGGTAGCAAGAGCATTGGTAAAACTGAAGGTTCCAAGGTTGACTGTAACAATTTGGGAAGCCAACGAACTAGCAGAGTTAACCGCTGGTGTTCCAGCAATAGTTCCAGAGAAAGTTGGGCTTGCAATTGAATCATCCGCAGCTTTGTACAGAGTACGGGCAGCAGGGAAGTCAATCCAAATGTATTTAGTGCCTGCCGAGAAGGTCAGGGGTGTTGGTGCTGTGCCTGCGCTATTGGCATACACAGTAGTGCGTGTCAGCGTGTTACCAGTGTTCCATGTGCCAAGACCAACTTCCCACTCAGTACCACCAACAATGGCGTAGTAAGTAGTATCGGCATTAGCCATTACTGAGTTGAACGCAGCAAAGCCTGTCGTTGCGCCGCCAAGAGAAATCGCACCCGTACCAGCGGTAGTGGTGGACTCCTGTACGCGGTCTTTAATTACAAGGGCCATAATTTGGTTCCTTACTCAATACGCAAGATTGCGGTAGTCGAGCTGGCTGTCGGGAAGATGACGTTGAAATCACCGCCGGAAACAGTTTGTGCAGTACCAAAACTTAATACAGCCACTGCCTTGTTCCCTTGCGTTGAATTGTAAATCAATGCACCCAAAGTAGTAAAGGTCACGCTAGACCAAGTTACTGGAGAGGTAAACGACAAATAAGCCGTTGTTCCAGATGAGGTGGGAACTACAGAAACAGATAAGGCTATACCGCCAGCCGTGTAGTTTGTACTTGTTACTTCATTTGTTGATGAATATACAGTGGTAGCGGCGTCTAAACTTGCCGAACTGGTGTACAAAGCTATTTTAAACGTGTCGGCTGCTGTTGAAGCGCGGACAACGCCAGTACCAAAATTGTGGATGCCGTCAAGGATTTCTACCTTGAAAGACGTTGACATTGCTTGAGTGATAGCCATTAGAGACTCCTTTAGTTCGACGAGCGGATAAGCGCCGTAGTAGCGGTGTTACCCGGCATGGTGATTGTAAAGTTAGATGAGGTTTTATCTGAACCAAAATCCAACACTGCGATTGATTTGTTTCCCTTGGTTTTGTTATAAATCAAGGCGCATCTAGCTGTAACACTAGCGTTAAATATTACGTTGTTGAAATTGACGTAGGCAACAGAGTTAGAGGTGCTGATTGTTACACCAGTTAACTGAACGCCCCCTGCTACATATCCTGTACCAGTTACTTCATTGGTTACTGAATACACAGTTGTATCTGCGTTTAAATCAGCATTGGCCGTATACAGAGCAATCCACAGCTGATCCGTTAGTAAGTTATGCACTCCCTCGTACAGCTGAGCCTTAAAGCTAGTGGTTTGCGTCTGGACAATACTCATGATACTGAAACTCTAGTTTGACCATCACGATATGCATCGCCGCGCTGCTTACCATCGCCCAAGTTCTTGAGAAGCGTAACTGCTTGTACATAGCGTTTCTCGTACAAGGCAACCAAATCCGCCTCACCTTTCATGTACGTGATAGCTTCCCATAGAGCGCCGTTTAGCAAAGCAGAGTCAAAATGCTCTCCAAGCCATGTGGTGCCTGCGGTAACAATTGATTCTGGGTATGCGTAGTAGTGCAGCTCTACACCATACGCCGCATCGGGTGTAGGCCCAACAATCATTGTCAACGTAGTTGGATCGTTTGATTGCGTGCCAAAAATTGCATAGTGCTTTGGAAGCCCGGTATCCGTAGAACTTGGATATGCCTCACGTATGAAGTTCACATCTTTGTTCAATAAATATGTGTAAGCCCCACCACCGACTGGATAAACGGCAAAACTGTACATTGAAATAAACTGAGCCGGAGGAGCAATGTATTTGTTGTTAACAATAAGAGAGCTTGTTTTGTTTACACGCAAGTTGGCAAGCTGCACCGTGTTGTAAATACGTTGCTCAGCCTGTTGGATGAACGTATTCATCACGTCCGTAGAGAACGTGTTTTCGGTGTAGGCCGTTACTGCGGCAACAAGCTCAGCATATGTCATGCCATTGGGCCTCTGGCCATCACGCCTTTAGTAGCTGCACCAGTACCGCGAATTTTAATTCCGGAAGTTTTAGCAGCTTCATTACCAGCAGATTTGCTGTAAGGACCAACACTCATATCAAGTGTTTCCAACTTACTGTTATTTGAGCCAGAGCCAGGATTAGTTTCCGCGCTAACAGCTTTGCCAGACATATTGTGCGGTTGCGCGTAGACGCTGGCATCGCCAACTTCCTTGCCCATAACCTTTTTGCTAAATG